TTTCATTTCTGATATTTTGGCTTTGGCCAAGGTTGTGAAAACCATAATTTAATATCCTCTTAAAGCCGCGTACAGTCCTAGAACACCAACACACCCTAAGAAAGTAACGAATGCGTATACTGCTGTAATTTGATTTGCTGTTGCCATTTTTATCTCCTAGTGGTGTTCTACAATTATTATGTCTGCTCTTGGTGCAATGGCGCTTGCCCAATTTGCCAAAAGTTGTGCATCTCTCAGATTGATGAATGTTGTTCCTTCAAACAAATCAAAGCTTGTTATAGATTTTATTTCCTTGAGTTCTTCTACTGAAATGCTATCTGCTGTTATTGTGTACATCTTTATCTCCGGTTAGTTAATTGCTTTGTATGATGCTATTATACATTAGCATTTTAGCATGTCAACACTTTTATAACAAAAATATTAAAATAATTTGAAATATTGTCATTTATTTTGTACGTGCTAGTATTTACTTAAGAAAACCTTAAGGATCGAGAATGCCGAAATTTTCCCAGGAGTCATTCAGCAAGCTGTCTACTTGCCACCCTGATTTGCAAGCCTTGTTCTATGAAGTGGTGAAGAGCTTTGATTGCATGGTGCTTGAGGGCTATAGGAACCAGGTAGACCAGGACTTGGCGTTTAAAGAAGGGCGCTCTAAGCTTACATGGCCGAATGGCAAGCACAACCACCAGCCGTCTATGGCCGTTGACGTTACCCCAAGCCCCGTGAATTTCGCCAACAAGAACCGACTTTACTGGTTTGCTGGATATGTAATGGGAGTAGCCCAGAAGCTTAAAGACGATGGCAAAATGACCCATTCTGTGAGGTTTGGCGGTGACTGGTCCGGGGACAAGGAAAACTTAAGCCAGAGCTTTTGCGATCTTGAGCATTTCGAGCTTGTCGAGTAATTATGAGGTTGCGCCTATGGGTTGGATTAAGAAACACTTTACGGGCGGCGTCAATGTGGCTTTGTCTGTTAGTACAATCATGTGTTTTGTGCAGTTTGTATCTAGCATTTATGGGGCTTTTAGGACTGGGGTTTTTGATAGCAGTACGATTAATAATCTTTTGTCTTCATTCGATGGGTTTGAGTCTGTGATTTTGTTTTGCATTATGATAGTGTTGAACCGAAGAAAGAAGTGACTTGCCAAGGACTGCAATTGAAAGAAATTCCCATTCATTATCACCTAGAGTCTTTAATCAAAGATCTTAATCCTTTTCCTACCAACTCGCGCACACATTCTGAAGAACAAATAAACCAGGTAGCTAAATCAATACAGGAGTTTGGATTTACTAATCCTGTAATTATTGATCCAGATAACACAATAATTGCTGGACACTGCCGTGTGTTAGCTGCTAAGAAGCTTGGGATGACATCAGTTCCTTGTGTTGCATTAGAAGGACTTACTGAGCAACAAAGACGTGCTTACGTCATAGCTGATAACAAGCTTGCTTTGAATGCTGGTTGGGACTTGGAGCTATTGGCCAGTGAGTTGAAGTTATTGCAAGATGATGGGTTTGATGTTGGGCTAACGGGGTTTACAGATGATGAAATACAGGCGTTAACGCCTCAGGTTATTGGCGTTGGGTTGACGGATGATGATGCGGTGCCAGAAGTTCCTGAAGAGCCTATTGCTAAGATTGGGGATGTTTGGTTGCTTGGTGAGCATCGATTGATGTGTGGGGATAGTACTAGCGTTGATGCTGTTGATAGGCTTATGGGCGGCCAAAAGCCAAATACCATGGTTACTGATCCTCCTTATGGGGTCAATCTTGATATGAGCCATAGAAAGGCCACTAAACCAGAATGGATTGTAAATAAAAATATCATTATCAATGATAATAGATCGGACTGGTTTGATGCTTATGTTTTATTTCCAGGATCCATAGTTTATGTTTGGCATGCAGACAAATATACGGATATTGTTATGAAAAATCTTAGAGATTCTTCGTTTGAATTAAAGCAAACAATAGTTTGGAAAAAAATACATTTAGTTCTTGGGAGAAGTGATTATCAGTGGCAACATGAATGGTGTTGGTATGCAGTCAAAAAAGGGTCAATCTCTAATTGGAAAGGGGACAGAAAACAAACCACTGTTTGGGAAATTATGTCCCCATATAGACCCAACAAACCAGAGCAACAAAGAAAGGATGATAAAAAAACGGAACACCCAACCCAAAAGCCAGTCGAACTTTTTATGAAGTCCATAATGCACCATACCAATCCTGGTGAGTATGTTTATGATCCATTCGCAGGCTCAGGCACGCTTTGCATAGCTTGCGAAAAAAGTGGGAGACGCGCATTAATGATGGAACTTGATCCCAAGTACTGCGATGTTATAATCAAACGATGGGAACAATTTACAGGGAAAAAGGCGGTGTTAGATGGAGGAGCGTAACCTAGGTGGACGCCCGACAAAGTTCACTACCGAATACAAAGAAAAGATTTTAACGGCCATACGAAAAGGTGCGCCATATGAAATAGCGTGCAATTATGCTGGTCTTTGTTACGATACATTTAGGCGATGGCGAGTTAAGTCTGAAGAAGAAAAAGACCCAGAGTTACTCGCCTTTTTCGCGGAACTAAAAGAGGCGGAAGGCCATACAGCCCTCATTTGGCTTGATAAAATCGACAAAGCAATGAACGAAGGACAATGGACAGCGGCATCTTGGAAGCTCGAGCGACGCCACTCCAGATACTTCAGCCATCAGGCAGCAATAATCGAGATGAATGAACGTCTTGAAAAACTAGAAAAGGGAGAATCACGTGAGAAAGGAAAAGGAATCCAAGAAGGACGAAAAGAAAATGATGCACAAGATGGAAAAGAAGATTGAACACAAAGACAAGAAAGAAGACAAAAAGATGATGAAGGACAAGAAATACTAATGCCTGATTTACAAGTTGGTGATGAAGTTTACATGGTGGATATAATATTTAGGCGTTGCCAGGTGGTTGACAACCCTATAACGCTCAACAAAGACTTAATGACTTTAGACTTAGAAGAAGACAACGAAAGCTACAGAATTGTCGATAGCAGAGAAAGAGCAATTGATATATTGATTGATAAGCTTAAAGAAGTTAAATAGGAGGCAAAAATGAGCGGTGCAAAATACGTATCAAACAAGCCTGATGGCTATCTAAACATAAGAAATAATGTCTACAGGGATCGCCAAGCCAAGCAAAAAGAAATGGCCTTTGAACTTCAAGGCGCGTGCAGAAACCTTCCCGAACAAACCAAAGAAAACTATTCCTTGAGGCCACTCAAATGATTGAAGCAATGATACAGCCCTTAATGGTTGGGATTTTAAAACTGTTCGAGGACGAGTTTGTAAAGCATGAACCCGAAATGCAAGCCGCCCTAATTAGCTATGCCAAGAGCCTATCATTGCAGCTTGACGAATGGGCGAAGAGCAAGCTAGAACGCAAGGGCCAGAATGTATCTTAAGATATTTAAGGGACGCCATTCTTCATTAAGCTATCTAGTCATACAAGATATAACGCTAAACGGAGTGGGCAACCCATACATTAAGAACGAACAGCATGAAATCGTAGAAGTATCTGAAAGTGAGTTGTTTGACGCAATAGACAAACTGTTTAAGGAAAAACAAAATGCCATTATTTAAGGGTGCGAAGCCAGGAACACCGAAGTTCAAGCAGAACATAGAGACAGAGATTAAGGCTGGAAAACCTAAAAAGCAAAGTATAGCGATAGCCTATTCCGAGGCTCGCAGAAAGAAGAAATAAATAGTATAATACAGGCTATCGTATTTGGAGGCTTGTATGGGAAAAGAAAGAAGTGGCGTAAATTTAGAATGCAAAGCATGTAAAAAAGAATTTTATGTTCCTGATTACAGGAAAGAAACTGCAAAGTTTTGCAGCTTAGAATGTCAGAACCATAAGCAGTATGATAAATATATTTTTAATTGTGCTTCATGTGGGAAAGAAGTGGTTTCACCTCCTTCCCGAAAAAACTATAAAAAAAAGTTTTGCTCGCGTGATTGTCAGACTAGTACGAGAATGAGCGAAAAAGAACGGCGCGCTATGAGCCGATCCTTATTCTTATTGAAAAGAGGCAACCATGCTAGCGGGAACTTAAGAAAATATATTTTTATTCACAAACCTAAGGTGTGCGAAGTTTGTTCTTATTCGGAATATGATTTTTGTTTAGACATTCATCACAAGGACAATGATCCTGCGAATAATGAATTATCTAACTTAGCTGTATTATGCTGTATGTGTCACAAAAAGTTACATAAAGGAATTATAACCTTGGAATAAAAGGAATTGATCATGAAGAAGAACTTTATAAAGTCGGCCATAAAACACCCAGGAGCTTTACATAAAGAACTTGGCGTTCCGAAGGACAAGAAAATACCCGCCAAGAAGCTAGCGGCCGCTGCCAAGAAACCAGGCGTTGAAGGCAAAAGAGCGCGCTTGGCTGAAACGCTGAAGAAGCTACACAAATGATGCACGCCATCCCCAATAAATGGGTAGAGAAAATAAAGGCCAAGAAGGTACCGGAAACCGCACCATCCTATGCCGCTGACCCAATAGCCGCAACCGAAGGCATAAGCTCCCGTAAGCCCATAAAACGCTTCACCATAGCCGCCCGACAAACACTAGTCAAAACCTTACGGGGAATCAGAAAATAAATGCATTGCAGAGCGTGTAATTACCCAGATTCGCGCGTCATTCACACATACCGCGATGACAGGACAGACCAAATATCCCGCCGCCGTGAGTGCATAAAATGCGGTGCAAGGTTCACGACCCTTGAGAACATTAGAGAAAACCGCAACGACTTCAAAACTACCCCACCAAGAAGCATACTAGAAAAATGACCCTAACAGCATCAGGCCTGGCCAACCGCATATCAGACATAGAAGACAGAAGACGCAAGGGAGAACTGCGCCACATAACAATCACAGACCAAAGGATGGTAATAAATGGACTTGAACAGGATAAGGTGTATGTTCCGACTGCGACCGGTAGTCTTGCTCATGACGATGACAGCTTTGTCCGTATCATTATGGGACCATATGGCTCTGGTAAAAGTACGTGGGCAGCAACAGAAATTGTTAAGCGAGCTTGCGAAATACCAGCTTGGCACAGTGGACGTAGGCGAAGTCGATGGGGAATCGTGCGAAACACCAGTGGGGAACTATCAACCACTACCCTTGCCACCTGGCTAGCCTGGTTTGAAGACCTTGGGGACGTGCGCAAACGCCAGAAGCCCATAATGACCTACGAGCATACGTTTAATGATGGCAATGGGGTAATAGAGCTTGAGTTGCTCTTCATAGCCCTAGACCGCCCTGAGGACGTGAGAAAGATAAAGTCCCTAGAGCTTACAGGTTGCTACATCAACGAGCTATCAGAAGTACCAAAGGCAGCACTCGCACACATGAAAGGCCGCGTAAACCGTTATCCCTCAAAGGCATTCTGTACCGAGCCTTATTGGTCTGGCATAATAGCGGACACTAATCCCCCAGAAGATGACCACTGGATTTATAAAGATTTCGAGGAACAATCGTTTGAGCACCACAAGCTATTTAAGCAGCCACCAGGCCTTATACATATGGACAATAAGTGGGTACGTAACCCTGCTGCTGATAATGCAAACCATTTACCTGAAAACTATTACGAAATGCTCGCAGAAGGACAAAGCCAGGAATTTATTAAAGTATTTTGTCTGGGTGAGTACGGTTCTGTGGGCTTTGGAAAGCGTGTTTATCCTGAGTTCAACCCTGATTTCCACGCTGTTGAATCACTGACAGCCATCCAAGGCACAGAACTTATAGTCGGCTGGGACTTTGGCCTAACGCCCGCATGCGTTGTGATGCAATTGTCTCCCCG